CCCAGCCAGTGTTCCGTCTGCGGGGGCGAGTCCGGTTGATGTGGCATTAATGCAGTTACCGGAACTCGATGGCTGGCGCAGCGGCGATCAGGATCGCTGGGATATGGCGCTGGTCATCGACGGGCGACTGCAAAAAGACCCGGCATTCGCCGGAAAATCTCTCGTACAACGCTTTCAGGAAGTGGAGCGCCGGGTTAAGGCCGCCTTTGGCGATGCCCCGGCGCAGGACCAGGCAACCATTGCAGCGCAGGCAGACAAAGCGGTCGCGGCAGCCGCTGCCACGTTGCCGGGTTCACCTTCCGATATTGGTTCGACAGTAACAGCACCTACCACGGACAGGGCCGCCCAGATTGCGGCGAAATCCGGGAATGATCTGCTGGGTTCAATGGCATCGATGAGTGATGCTGAAATTGAGTCGCTGCTGTCGAGTCTGGACATCTGACAACCCGCCACCCGGCGGGTTTCTCTTTAATGGAATCAGGATATGACTACAGTAACCTCAGCTCAGGCGAATAAGGTTCTGCAGGCCGCGCTGTTTGTCGCAGCTAACCGCAACCGTTCATTCGTCAATATGCTGACAGAGAACGCCCCGAAGAATGCGCAGGGCGACAACGGCAAACGCAGCGCAGAGCAGTCCAGTCCGCATGCGCCGGTTGTCCGCGTGACCGATTTAACCCGTCAGGCAGGTGATGAAGTGGATGTTGATATCTTCTTCAAGCTGAACAAACGTCCGACCATGGGCGATAAAAAACTGGAAGGCCGCGGTGAAAATCTCGAACAGTCCACGTTCGGTCTGAAGATCAACCAGGGCCGCCATATGGTTAACGCCGGTGGCCGTATGTCGCAGAAACGCACCAAGCACAATCTGGGCAAGACGGCGCGCACGCTACTGGGGACGTATTACAACGACCTGGCGGATCAGATCTGTACCGTACAGATGATGGGCGCACGCGGTGACGTGACCGCTGACGATATCATCGTTCCGCTGGCAGACGACACGGAGTTTGCGGAAATAATGGTCAATGATGTGAATCCGCCGACCTATGGCCGCCAGATGTACGGCGGGGATGCCACCAGCCTTGAAACGCTGGATTCTGCGGATCTGTTTACGCTGGATGTGGTGGACAATCTGTCCCTGTATCTCAGCGAAATGGCGCACCCTCTGGCACCGATTAAGCTGGCTGCCGACGAAATGTCCGGTGACTCCCCGTATTACGTCATGTTTGTCACACCGCGTCAGTGGAATGACTGGTACACATCCACCAGCGGTAAAGACTGGCAGATGATGGCAGCGGCAGCGATCAACCGTTCCAAAGGCTTCAATCATCCGATCTTCAAAGGTGACACCGCCATGTGGCGCAACATTCTGGTTCGCCAGTACAGCGGCATGCCGGTGCGCTTCAACTCAGGTTCAAACGTCACTGTCTGCAATAACGACAAAGACGCGACGACCAAGATCGTTACCACCACAACAATGGTGGACCGCGCCGTTCTGCTCGGCGGGCAGGCGATTGCCAATGCCTATGGTTCCGGTGAATGGGGCAGCCCGTTCCAGCAGCACACCGAGAAGGTGGACCACGGCAACACCACCGAAACCTCCATCCGCTGGATCAACGGTCTCAAGAAAATCCGCTTCCGTGGCAAAGATGGTTATGTGCAGGACTTCGGGACTATCTGCGTGGATACCGCTGTTTCCCAGACCAACAACCCGACGCTGTAGGCGTCTTCCTTTCTTCGGGCGGCATTGCTGCCCGCTCTTTTATCAGGAGCTCGTTATGCCAACGATTCAGGCATCGTCTTATAACCGGCCTGTTTATCAGGGGTCGCACGGTAACCAGTCAGTCGCGATTGCGAAATATACGTTTAATGCCACGGCGGTGGATACGGTTGTCGATATCTTCAGTCTGCCACCGGGTGCTCAGCTAACGACGGCATTACTGTATTCCAGTTCAGGTCTGGGTGAAGGGGCTGGTCTTGATCTGCTCATTGGCGGCGCGGTAGTTACCTCCGTTGATGACTTTTCTGCGGCAGATACCACTCATACCCGTTGTGTTCTGGAAGAGACCACCGCTAATACCGATGTGTCTGTACAGGTGACCGGCGCGGTAGCTACCGGCGATCTGGTGCTGGAAATCTTCTACATCTACGAAGGTACGCTGTGATGGATAAGATTGATCTGGTCTACATCGGACCCAAACGTATCAAGCGTGACACTCTGACCGGCAGCCATCTGCTGTTCCCGCGTGGTAAATCGGTACCGACTCCGGCAGATATTGCCCAGCGTATGCTTCAGCATCCGACTGTGTGGATTGAAGCTCAGAATCTTCAGGAGTGGCGGGATCGTGAATCGCAGGCAGCGGAGGCGGCGCGCCAGGCCAGTGAGGCTGCACTGCTACATGAGGAAGAAGAACGTAAGCGCCGCGATATGGACTGTGGCGACTACGGTGATATCGGAAAATTTACCGCCGCGCAGCTGCGTACTCTGGTGGAAGGCGCTGAGCTGGACATCCCTCAGCAGTCCGCTCAGGAAAAAGTGGATGACTTCCGTCTGCGTGTCCGTGACGCACTACGTGCAAAACTGGTGGCGGAAGAGGACGCGTAATGATCTCGCTGGCATCACCTGACGCGCTGTATCCCCTGGTGCGGGAATCGATTTCTGGCGCGCTGGATTTTATGATCCGCCGCGCGATCGTTGAAACGGCTATTGAGTTCTGCCGGGAGTCACGGCTTGTGCAGGATACCGTGGGGCCAGTCAGTGTTGCCGCCGGTGACAGCGTGTTACTGGTGCCAGCAGATCAGCCTTATCAGGGCCGACAGTTGATCAGGGTTTTCGGTGAGCAGATGCAGCCAGGTACGGACGGGCCGCAGCTGCAGGCGGGTGTTGATTATCAGCAACTGAGCGGCAATGAGCTTCGGGCTAACCGCGCCTATGCAGAGTTTAATGCAATCTTCGTCGTTGAACCGCGACAGACTGCCATCACTATCCCTCAGATCCTGATTGATGATTATCCACTGGCGCTGGCCTGTGGCACCGCCGCCCGTATGGCGGATATGCCGGGCAAGGCGTGGAGCAATCCACAGCTGGCAGCGGAGATGAAACCGTACTTCGTAGACGGCTACCGCGCCGCGTTCCGCTGGCGCATCGAAAATACCGCATTCAATACCTTCCAGAATCCCGTCGTTAAGCAGGAATTTTTCTGATGACTATCGCTGTTGTGGATGTACTGGGGCGCGTGAATACCCAGTTGCGCGATCCCGGGTTTATTCGCTGGACCAAATCAGAGTTGCTGGGCTATTTCAATGACGCCGTTCGCGCCGTTGCGCTCAAACGTCCGGATGCCACGGCGTCAGTCATTCCTTTTGTGTGCGCAGCCGGTGTGCGTCAGCAGTTGCCGGAGGGTGTCTATCAGTTAGTCGACATTGTTGGTCAGGACTCCGGGCGTGCCATGGTCCCCGGCGATCGGGTCACGCTGGACACTGCCGACCCGATGTGGCGCACCACGTCCGGGGAAGTGAGTGCGGAGGCGTATCTGTACAATCCGGCGCTACCGCAATATTTCATGCTTTATCCCGGAGTGGCAGAAGGCGTAACGCTGGAGATGGCTGTGTCGTTGTACCCGGTGGAGGTCACGCTGGAGGAACTGGACGAAGAAGACCCGGTTGCGATGGCGATCAGCGATATTTTCATTAACCCGGTGGTGGACTGGTGCCTGTATCGGGCGTTCAGCAAAGATGCGCCAGGGCAGGATGACAATCTGGCAAAGCAGCATCTGCAGAATTACAACGATGCGATGGGCATCAAGAACAACGTTGATAAGGCAGGTGTGAAGGCTAAAGCTGTTCGCGCCGCCGGGCAGACAGGAGTGGCGCCGTAATGGGGACTTTAACTCTGAGTGGCGTACTGAAACGTCCGATCTCCGGTGATGTGGTACCCAACGCACGTATTACCTTTGATGCCATTGCCACGGGTAATGTTGTGCTCAAAGGCGTGAGTTCATACTGCAAAACCGCCAGCGACGGCAGTTATTCTGTTGATCTGGAATACGGTGATTACACTATTCAGGTTAGCTGGACAGGGCAAACACAGCAGTATGGTACGGTGCATATTGATGATACGACGCCGACGGGTTCCCTGAATGATCTGCTTATGCAGGAGCTGACCGAGTCTCAGTTGACTCCGGAGATTGTTCTGGAGTTTCGTCAGCTTGAGCAGGAGATGCAGGACGATCTTGCTCAGATGGAAGATCTCAATAACGAGGCGGCAGGCAGCGCCAGCGCAGCAGCCTCATCAGCAACGGCGGCAGCTACATCGGAAACGAACTCTGCCACCAGCAAAGATGCGGCGGCGGCCTCAGCATCAGCAGCAGACGCCAGTGCAAAAAGCATTGAAGGTGATGCAGATGCAGCAGCGGCTTCTGCTAAGGCAGCGGCGACCTCAGAAACGAATGCAGCGGCCAGTGAGGATGCAGCTGCATCTTCGGCGACAGCGGCAAATACTTCCGAAACAAATGCGGCTGGTAGTGAAGCCGCCTCTGCGGCGTCGG